CTCCAAGTGGAGAAGCCCCTCCAGGCAATCAAGGACCTGGAAATAGAGTAGCAGGACCAGGAGGCCTTGGCGGCGGTGGTGGCGGAGGTATATCTGGAGGACCAAATGGATTTACACCCGCAGGTTCATGCACAGCTAGTATAACCGCTGGTGAGGGGGGTATGAGTGCTCTTAACGCTGGTAGTGATGGTAGTGTTTCACCAACAACTGGAGGACAATTTGGTACATCAAGACAAATAGGAGCTAACGGTGGCCCAGGTGGTACAAATACTGGTGGTGGTGGCGGAGGTGGATCTCCAGGGCAACAACAAAAGTCAGGTGGTAGCGGTGGTAGCGGAGCTGTAATCATAAGGTATAAGTTTCAATAACATGGCACACTATGCAAAAATAGATGACAACAATGTTGTACTGACAGTTTTAACTTTGGATAACAGAGAAATAGTTGATGCTGAAGGAGTAGAACAAGAGACATTAGGTCAGAATCATTTACAACATCATCACAATTGGCCTGCTGAAAAATGGATTAAAACTTCATATAACACAATTGGTAACACACATAAATTAGGCGGTACACCTTTTAGAGGTAATTATGCTGGAATAGGTTTTACATGGGATGTTGACAATCAGATTTTTTGGCCACCACAACCTTACCCTTCATGGACAAAAAATACTACAACAGCAACGTGGGATTGCCCACTTGGAGCTCCTCCATCATTACCGGACGAACAGGTTTCACAAAATATTGCAGGAACGCATGATTGGGAATATCGTTGGAATGAAACATTACATCAAGGCGATAATACAAAGGGTTGGGAATTGACAGATCATCTAGCATAGTATATAAAAAAAATGTGGTATGCAAAAGAAAGTATTATTAGAAAAAATTATATATCATAAAAATGTTTCAATGCCAGAAGGCTTTGAAATTAATCCCATTGAAATAGCATCTAAAATAATAGAAACTTATATTACCGGTCAAAAATTAAATTTTTGTAAAGCAACTGATATAGTTGATACATATGTTAGAGAAAATTTAGCTGCCTATGAAGATGTTCATTTAGAAAGTCAAAATTATTCCGGAAGAATATGTTATTCAAATCAAGTTACAGAATTAGAAATAGATAAGAATTCTGATTTTACAATGCTATATGGTGTTCACATAAATGATTGCATAATTCATATTATGTATGAAAACGATGGAGAAAAATTAATGTGGGATATACCATTAAAAAATAATAAGTTTATTTTATTTTCTTCAAAAATGCCTTTTTACATAACTAATAAACAAGAAAATCACCATTTAAATATGATTTTAAAAATAACTTACACTGACAAATAATATGTTACTTGATGAATACATATGGATTTTTAAATCAGTTTTAACGCCAAGATTTTGTGATGATATTATTGAGTATGGTAATAGTTTAAAAGATCATTATGGAGTCGTGGGAGGTAAACAAATAAATGGCACTGAAAAACAAAAATTAAATCATTTAAAAAAAACAAGAGATTCAAAAATAGTTTGGTTAGAAGGTAAATGGATTTATAAAGAAACTGAACCTTATATTGATATAGCTAATAAAAATGCTGGTTGGAATTTTAAGTGGGACTGGACAGAACCAAATCAATTTACAAAATATAAAGTAGGTCAATACTATCATTGGCATCAAGATCAATTTACTCTTAAAGAATCTGAAAAAAGAAAGATTAAGGATAATAAAATTAGAAAAATATCTATGAGTTGTCAGTTATCACATCCATCAGAATATAAGGGTGGCGATTTAGAATTTTGTCTTAATGCAAAACCACCTGGAGAAAAGTCAAATAAAATTTATAAAATAGAAAAAACTTTGCCAAAAGGATCAATTATTGTTTTTCCTAGTTTTGTTTGGCATAGAGTTACTAAAGTCACTCATGGAACAAGATATTCATTAGTATCATGGAGTAATGGAGATCCTTATCAATAACATGAATAAATTTAATTTTTTTAGCACAACTTTATTTCATGAACACAAACCAGAATTTCTTAAGTCATTAAATAAATTTTCTAATAAATATATTAAAGAAGCTAGACGAAGAAATAAACAATTTAATGATTTTGGGTTTAGTCATCACTCAACACCATTAATGGCTGACACTAATTTTTCAGAGTTCGCATCATATGCGGGAAAAAAATGTTATGATTATTTAGATGAATGTGGTTTTGATATGAATTTATATAATTTACTTTTTACTGAATTATGGGTTCAAGAATTTGCTAAAAAAGGTGGGGGGCATCATAGTGCACATATACATTGGAACCAACATGTGTGCGGTTTTTATTTTTTAAAATGTAGTGATAAAACATCTTATCCAATATTTCATGATCCAAGAACAGGTGCTAGAGCTACAAAGCTACATCTTAAAAAAAATGATCCAAGTGAAGTTAATCCTAGTGATGAACTTATGCATTTTAAACCACGACCTGGCGATTTAATTATATTTCCAGGTTATCTACAACACGAGTTTATAGTTGACCCAGGATTAGAGCCCTTTAGATTTATACATTTTAATCTTCAAGCTATTTTAAAAAGCTTAACAAAAAATGTCTAATATAAAATATTTTATAGAACCTGTATTTAAAATAGAGTTTTTTAAAATAAAATGTATTAATTTTAAAAACAAAAAAGAACACATAGAAAAAATATTAGATCAATATCCTGAAATACCTTTTCCTAATTTTTTTAGTAACAGAAACAAAGCAAATATAACTTGGGAATTACAAGAAATATTTAAAGATGAGTTTGAACTTATAAATACAAAATATAATAGAAAAATAAAAATAGATAAAGCATGGTCAGTGACTTATGATAAAGGACATTATCATGTTCCGCATAATCATAGTTCAAGAGGTTATACAGGTATAATATATTTACAAATGAAAAAAGATTCTCCTAGAACTACTTACATATCACCTTTTAATAATGAAAACGATGAGACAGTGTTATATAGTCCCGAAGTAGCAGAAGGAGATATAATGATTGTGCCTCAGTTTATTTTACATTACACAGAGCCAAACAAAACATTTTTTAAAAAAAGAATATTATCATTTGATTTTTTATGAGTTTTAAAAAAAATAAATATACTGTAATACGTAAAGCGATATCAAAAGATTTAGCTATTTTTCTTGCAAATTATTTTTCTATGCAAAAACAAGTTTATGATACTTGTCGTGAAGCAAAATACTTTTCACCATTCGAAGATATTATTGGATTTTATGAAGCTGAAGATGGTCAAATACCAAACACATATTCTCAATATGCAAATACGGCTATGGAAACTTTATTACTTAAATGTCAACCAGATATGGAAAAAGCAACAGGTTTAAAATTATATCCCGCTTATACATATGCAAGAATATACAAAAAAGGTGATGAATTAAAAAGACACAAAGATAGATTTAGTTGTGAAATATCTACTACGATGAATCTTGGTGGTGATGATTGGCCTATATATCTAGAGCCATCTGGAAAAGAAAATATGAAAGGCACTAAAATAAATTTAAAACCAGGTGACATGTTAGTATATTCTGGATGTGATTTAGAACATTGGCGAGAACCGTTTCAAGGTGATGAGTGTATTCAAGTTTTTTTACATTACAATAATATTGAAACACCAGGAGCTAGAAATAATATGTTTGATACACGTCCACATTTAGGACTTCCATCTTGGTTTAAAAAGTGATATAAAAATTTAGATGCAATGGACACCACCACACCACTCCATTGCATCGTCTAATTAGAATGATAATAACTAAACATATAGAAGGAAAAGTAGACAGAAATTATATTTATTTTGAAGGTGTTTTTGAAGATATTAATTGTAACTATTTTATAAAAAAAATAAAAACTGTTACTAATACTACCTATAATGAAAATTATAGAAGTCATGTAAAAGGTAAAATGACTCCTTGGAGATTTTTTACTCAAGATTTAAAATTTATTAAATTATATAGAGAGATAGTTTTTTATGTAGATCATAATTTTATTTTTCCTAGATATGATTTAGTAGATGCATGGGGATATTCTATAGAAAAAGGAGAGGGTACGCATTTTCATCATCATAATCCGCATGCATGGTCTGGAGCTATTTATTTAAACGATCATGATCAAGCTTTAGAATTTCCTGATATTAAAAAAAGTTTTAAACCTAAGAAAGGCGGATTTGTAGTGTTTTCATCTTTTTTAAATCATGGGTGTGAGGCAAGTCAAAGTGAAAAAACAAAATATGGTTTAAGTTTTAACGTTAACACTGAACATCCAGGTTTTTCTCCGACAGCAGTAGATAACAAAGATGTTTAAATATTCCTAATTATACTATATAGGTATTATATTTTAGGAGAAATATATGCTTCAAAAGATAGGATTTCAACCAGGTATTAACAAACAAATCACACCCACAGGGGCAGAAGGCCAGTGGATAGACTGTGATAATGTTAGATTTAGATACGGCACTCCTGAAAAGATAGGTGGTTGGAATCAATTAGGTGGATCTGGAGCTAATGAATTAACAGGTGCAGGTAGAGGAATGCACCATTTTATAAACAGTTTATCTAGAAAATATTCTATCATAGGCACTAACAGAATACTATATGCTTTTTCTGGAGGGGTGTTTTATGATATACATCCAATTAAATCTACAACAACATTAACAAGTGCGTTTACTACAACTAACGGCTCACCAACTGTTACAATAACTTTTAGCACACCTCATGGTGTTAATCCTCAAGATATAATATTATTAGATAATTTTACTACAATAACAGATTCTAATTTTGGATCATCTGATTTTGATGATAAAAAATTTATGGTAACAACTGTTCCTACAAGCACAACATTAACTATTACAATGCCTTCTAATGAATCAGGATCTGGTGCAACCACATCTGGTGGCATACGAGTTCAACATTATTTTCCAGTTGGGCCAGCTGTTCAAGCAAAAGGTTTTGGTTGGGGTTTAGGTTCTTGGGGTGGTGAGGATACATCTGCAATTACTACAACTTTAAATGGAGCATTGTTGGATGACACTGCAGGAACAGGTGGGTCAGGAACTTCTATAACTTTAACAGACGCTTCACAATTTCCAAGTTCAGGTACAAACTTCATTCAGGTTGGAAATGAAGAAATTTCTTATACGGGTGTTTCTGGAAATAATTTAACTGGTATTACAAGAGCTGTTAGAAACTCTACAAGGTCAGCACACAGTGATGGTGCAACAGTTACAAATTCATCAGACTTTGTTGCATGGGGTGAGGCAGCGTCAGGTGACTTGGTATTAGAACCAGGTATGTGGTCGTTAGATAATTTTGGTGATAAAGCAATATGTTTAATACATGATGCTGAGTGTTTTTCTTGGGACTCTAGTTTATCAAACGCAACTGAAACAAGAGCTACAATTATAACTGGTGCACCAACTGCATCAAGACATATGTTGGTATCTACACCGGATCGTCACTTGGTATT